TTTCACTTTGTAACCCAAACTAGTGACAATCTCTTGGTAATGTGTACCAACCAACCGACACGTTTCAGTCACGTCCTCCTTCGGCCGTAGCATCTGCAGGAACTTGATGCCATAAAGGTGACATTGATCATCACCAAATATGATGAACCTAGATGTTTGGAAAAAGCAATTCACCAACTTGTCAAAGTTTATGGAGTACATGCCAGCTAAAACATGACAAAACTCGGCCATCAATATGAGACACATGATGACGTTCATAAGAGTGGTCAGGAACGACCCTGATGGCATACCTCCAAGCACTGAAAGCAGCTGGTCCTGGTAAACCCAGAAAACATACATAATCCACGTGATACTAGTCCACATAGACTTAGCATGTTGATTGGCATAGGGCAAATCAGGATGTATGAACATGCCACCAGAGTTCTTAAAGAAACCATTGAGCATCACAAACATGAAAGCTAGCCATGATCCACCATCGTGGGACATGTCCATGTTTTTGATATCCCATTCAAATCCAACCAAGTCAGCCCAGTCCTTAACATACTCTCCAAGATCATCAGGACTCATTCCAACCGTGATGCCAAACACCTTGCCGTAGCGCGTGAGAAAATCATGGAGCCAGTGCCAGAGACAACGGGTCACAAGGTAAATAAACACATCAACAGAAACGAAGAGCCTAGTTCTGTTGCTCTCCACCTTCTCGTGGGGAAGTTTCTCGTCCTTGGTGCAGATGAGCGATAGCAACTTGACGATGTCCCCTCTGTCACAAGCTTCCTCGACCATCTCAGCCATGGCCACCGACTCACAATTCCACTCAGGCTCGGTACTATCTTTGCACAATTCCCCTTTGGTACAGTGCCACTGAACACCAGCAGCAGTGTCCCTGGGCATTGGGGAAATATTGCGCTCAGGATCCGACCTGATAGCTTCGTGGATGTTGAGCCGATACGGACTAAAATCATTTCTCTTGGCAACCATTCTGAGGCGACGCGCAACAAAGTTGATCGAACGAAGGTGAAACTTGTGTGCTCGCATCCTCTTGTCATGCATCATACTACCCCATTCTCTAAGTCTCACGGTCTCCACCGGATAACGAACACCTTTTTCCATGTAGAAGCCCAAATTAGCAACACCGTAAGAGTGTGGCCAACAAGGACCCTTATCACAGTTCATCTCAGGCACTTCAACCAATCGACTCTTGCGAGACATGGTGCCGCTCACAAATGATGGTCCTGCCAATGGGACTCCTTCC